TTTATTGAGAGATTACATTCAAGAGTATAACGATGCCCAGTAAATCTAAAAACATTAATGAATTAATTGACGACACTTTTATGGATAAGAATAAATTCTCCATGACGATTGAAAACATCGTTAAAGATAGTAACAGAACCTTGAGTTACATTGATGCTATCGTTGACTTCTGTGAGTCGAAAGACATAGAAGTTGATTCAGTTACTAAGTTGATAGCACCAACTTTAAAGGAAAAGATTAAAGCAGAAGCAATAAAATTAAACTTCATAAAGAAAACTACTAAAGCAGTTCTTCCTATATGAGTGCCTTTGATTGTTATGTAATTTACTCAGCATTAAAAGCACACTTCTCTAGGAAAGGATACGATTACTTCAAATACAATGGTCGTACAAAAGTATCAGTAGAAAATTTTAATGTAAGAAAAGACAGATACTTCTTTGAGAAACTTACCAAGAGATATACTAAAGAAGAAATAGAATCATACTTTGTATCTAATTACTTATCTAACTCCAACCTATGGGTGGGAGAAATGAATGATAAGAACTTCCTTGATTGGAAGAAAAGGATACAGAGTATTTCTTATTTGTATGAGAATGATTTGAAAATTATTACTGATAGGTGTGGTAGTTTAGACAATGCTATGAAATGTAAGAACTCATCACACTCTACATTAATTAAACTATACCTTGGTGATCATATCATGCCAGAAACTATGGTATTGTTAAATAAAGTAACAGGTTTCATAGAAAGATATGATACACTACTCAGTGATTCTATCTGGATAAAAGTGTCAAACCTCTTGCAAAAATATGATCCATTTGTTATAGTGGATTACAACAAGATCAAATCTATTACAGCACAGAATTTATGAGCAAGTTATTCGATTCAGAAATAGTCCAGAAAGAAATGGATGAAATGACTACTACTTATATGGATCTGATGATGAAAGTTCCATACTTTCCTGTCATGAGTAGAGAGGATAGAGAAGAGGTAATAGATGATCTAGAACTACTAGTCGATAGGCAAGAAACCCTATATAGTAGGGCATACCTTATGAATGATGAGGACAGTCAACTCGTCAAAGATAATTTTAAAAATGCTGCCAAGGAGTTAGGTGTACCAGAAGAAATGGTAGGTCTACCTATTTTTAAAAAAGCAAGAGAGGTACTGCATGACATGAGAGATAACCTTGACAAGCTCTTATGAATACTGTATAATATAAACAATCCTACAATACAACTAATACGGAGAATACACATGTCATTTGCTGCATTAAAAAAGCAAGGTTCTTTGCTTGATAAACTCAACAAAGAAATTAATAAGACCGAAGTTACTTCTGGTTTTATAGATGATCGCCTTTGGAAACCACAAATGGGTAAAGAAGGTATCGGCAGTGCTGTCATCAGGTTTCTACCACCTGCTAAAGGTAACGAATTACCTTGGGCAAAGGTATGGAGTCATGCATTCCAAGGACCAGGTGGATGGTACATCGAGAACTCATTAACTACAGTAGGTCAGAATGATCCTGTTGGTGAGTTAAATAGATCACTATGGAACAGTGGTTTAGATTCGGACAAAGAAATAGCACGCAAACAAAAGCGTAAGTTATCATACTACAGCAACATCTATGTTATCAAAGATGCTGCATCTCCAGAGAACGAAGGAAGAGTATTCCTTTACAAGTATGGTAAGAAGATACATGATAAAATTATTGCAGCAATGCAACCAGAGTTTGAAGGTGAAGAACCAATCAATCCTTTTGATTTCTGGCAAGGTGCTGACTTTAATTTAAGAATCAAAAAGGTTGCAGGTTTTTGGAACTATGATAGTTCTACTTTCGGTAGTGTCTCTCCACTAGGTGGATTTGATGATGCTAAACTAGAGAGTGTCTACAATCAAATTCATGATCTTAATGAGTTCACAGGTGCATCTAACTTCAAAACATATGCTGAACTTAAGGCAAGATTAGATCTAGTTCTTAAGGGTACTGCTACTAGAAGAGTAGATGAAGAGGAACTAGAGAATGAGATCGTTGCAAAGATGGAATCAAAACCAAGTCCTTCTGTTGCAACACCTTCTATAGCAACACCATCATCTGTTAACACTGATGAAGAGTCCTATAGTTACTTCGATCAATTAGCGAACGAAGAGTTTTAGGTACATACTGATACACATTAAAAAGACCCTACTATTAATAGGGTCTTTTTTAATTGTTAAGATTTCTAACAGTATAGATAATGTTAGGAGGTAAAGACAAATGTTACGTATCAATGTATCTTTCAATAGACCAGATGTTCCAGAATATGATGAAGAAATCCATAATCCAGAGAAGGTCTTTGCTCTCCTGTGTTATAGAGGTGTATACTATGCTAAGTGGGTCATGTTGAACCCCTTTGGTATAATAGATTGGAATCTAAAGAATCCCCGAAAACGAAATTGACCTTTTAGTTTCAAAAAACGGGGGAAAAAAATCTGGGCAATTTTTAGCCAAAAGGGTCGATTAGGTAATTATACCTAGTTGACTCTTTTTTAGTTATTAGACAAACGAAGTGATTCTGTTCTAAATTCGGTACTTGGTGAATATCTCATTTCTTCTACAAACAGTTGATTAAACTGTGGTAATAAATCTGGTCTTAATAGTATAATCTCTCTTTTCTTTTCATTTAGATCTATTTCATATTCATAGTTTGATACAGATACTCTAGATTGCAATTTAGGTAAGGTTAATCCCTCTGGAGTGATAAACTGGTATTGCTCTGGTACTTTAGTTCCCGATTCTAGTATTATATTACCATTATGACTTTGTTCTATAGTTTCATAGTGATGAACACCCTCAGGATTTTGATACTTATAATTAACATAATTATCTAATGCATTTTTTGATTTTGGCCAATCTTCATAGAAATTTACCATATTATTCATTAGTAGTATAGTCCAGTCATAACCAGGATCACCATATAAATCAAATGATATAGTATCTGGTCTATCACCATCTTGTACAATAAAGTCCTCAAATACAGTTACGTTACCTTTAACATTATCTACTAGTTTGATTCTAGAGAATATATTTTTAATAGTAATCCACTGCCCATCATATGGGTTTTTTGTGTATTTAAGATATAATAAATTTGGTATTTTAGAAAAATATGCCATTATCTTCTTGACCTCCTTCTATATGAAGTAGATGGTTTTGTTTTTAAGAAATTAAAGTCGTCTTTTTGATTTTGTACATTTCTTCTAGCACCACTTCCTCTTACTTTATTTTGTCTACGTTGATTAATTTCATATTGTTTAGGAACTGATGCTTTCTGTGTTTCTATCCATGCCCATTCTTCGGGAGTTGCAGTGTCCTCAATTTCATGTATATCCTGTCTTGTGAGTGTTGTCATCTCAGAGAAGGTTAATTGTAATGATACTGCTGATACAAAATTATTAGGAGTTAGTGATAAAACGTTATCTGGAGTGTAATTTACAGTAACGTTAGTTAATGCACAATATTTAGTTTGTGGTAAGAATTGTGATACATCTTTTTTACCTGATTGAATTACTCTGAAAATATAGGGATATTCTAAGAATAAACTGTTATTAGTACCACTTCTTCTACTACTAGGATGCATTCCCATTTTAAAGAATTTAATTATATTTTTAATATCTTGCTCTTCTGAAGGATTTCTTGCTGCCATTACATAACTAAAACCAAATTCACGAACATTCATTTTATTAAATGTTTGCATTGTATTATCATTAAATGTAACTCCAAATGCACCACCCAAAATAGCATTTGCATCTACATTTTCTGCTTTGGGTGCCATAGCTAATTTATCTTTTACAAATTTATCAAATGCAACATTAACACCAGTTGCAAGACCAGCACCTATTGCATTACCGCCACCACCTAATGCAGAACCAAGAGCACCAAATGATACTGAATTCCAGTTAGCACTATACTTGTATTCTAATGTAGATGGTATATAAAGTTTAACACAACCTAAAGAACTATTTGCTGGTATATCACTATTTCTATCAAAAGTTTTATTACTTAAACCATAAGTTTCTTCAGAATTTTGAATTCTTTCTCTTTGTTCTACTGATAGGTTTTGCATAAAATCAGCATTATTTCCTGCTAAATCTGTCGTTGCACCAGAAAGCATATCCCTGATACTTTTGACACCTAGAGATTGTGCTTTGTTATAATCATATGCATAGAAATTGAGATAATATCCAGTTTTCTCAACTGATCTAGGATATGATAATTTTGTGTATGCCATTAGATTTGTACTTTTTTAGCACTGACGAATTTATTACGACTATCATAAAACTGTTCCAAAGGTAATACTGCCATTTCTAGCACGTCAGATTCTGGAATCTTAAAGAATAGGTTGTCTGCCTTGTCTATAATATATCTATGCCATATAGATTTAGGTATATTAGCACTTTCTTTATTTATTATCTTTTCTGCTAGATTTACTCTCTTTTTTGGTTCCATATAGTGTAAATTTGCACCATAGAACCCATCAGGGGTAGAATCACCTACAATTACCATTGGATATCTATCCCAATGATCTAATCTTTTAAGAAATTTTGGTTTATATTCAAAAAGGTAAAATTCAGTAGATGTTACACTATCTACTGCTTCATCAAAGAGGTAGTTAAATGCTTCCGTTCTCTGTCTTGCTCTATTTGTTATTCTTTTTTCTTTTATTGTAGTAAGAATACTCATACCCTTAGTTCTTTTTCTGTTAGTATCTTAAACTGCATATTCCTTAATTTGCAGTATTTTTCTGCTGCTTGCCATTTTGCTTCATTTATTGCATATCTAGTAACCTCTGTAAGGTACTTTTTAGTTACTCTTGACTTCTTAACGGGTGGTTCTGTCTGTTTTGCAGGTTTTACCTCAATAACATACTTTGCTGTAGTACCAATTGTGGTACGACATTTTACATAGAAGTCAGGAAAGTACCTATGAACTCTTTTATCAACGGGAGAACGATATGGTATAAAGAACTCTTCAGAACCCCATTCCATTATATTTGAGTTCAAATCACACCACTGCATGAACTTTCTTTCCCATAATGACCTATAAATTACATTAGTTGGATCACCTTTGTACTTTCTAGGGTTAGTTGGTCTATACTTTCCAGAATATGCCATATAAATATAAATAAACCGTCTATAGGTCTATTTAGATGAAAATCGACGATATTAGAACACATATAATTGGAAAGTATGGTATTGCCAATTCAAACAGGTACCAAATATCATTTATGCCTGGTGTGGATCTTGGTGAATGGTTAAGTTATTCACCATCAGAATCACCATTAGAATATGATAAACAGTGGAATACTAGTAGTAAAAAAGCACAATTAGTCAGTTGGCTAGCAGATGATGTACAATTACCAGGTTATAATGTTGCTACTGGAGATTTAAAAGGATATGTTCCTGGTATTAATATGAAGTATGCACATACTAAAACGTTTCAAGAATGCCAAATAAGTTTTATATTAGATAGAGAGCATACTCCATTTAAAATAATGCAAAGATGGGGTGAATATATCTTCCAACATCAAGATGAACCTAGTATATCAGGAGATAGAGGACGTGCAGCACCTGATTCTTTTATCAGAACTGCTTATTATGATGATTATACTGCAGATTTAATAGTAGATAAGATTGAAACTAAAGATAAGAATGGAATTGAAGTAGTATCTAGGTATAGATTGGTTAATGCATTTCCATTTACAGTATCTGCTATAACTTATGCAAATGGTCCTAATCAACCATTAAGGTTCATGGCTAACTTTCATTTTGAGTATATGAGAGAGATTGATAATGAAGTAGATCCTGTGGAGGAGTTTCTTTTTACATAACACCACTATATAATATACCTATATCATAACTTATGGCATTACCTACATTAAGTACACCAACGTATGAATTGACAGTACCCTCTACTAAGAAGAAAATAAAATATAGACCATTCTTGGTTAAGGAAGAGAAAGTTCTTCTATTAGCACTAGAATCTGAAGATGATAAAGAAATTGCAGATGCAATGAAAGGATTAATTAAGGCATGTGTCTTAACTAAAGGTATTGATCCTGATGAACTTGCTACATTTGATGTTGAATATATCTTCTTAAATATCAGAGGTAAATCTATTGGTGAGGACATTGACGTTAAAATGGTTTGCCCAGATGATGGGACAACTGAAATAACTACAAAGATACCAATAGATAAAATTAAAGTTAGATTTACTAAAGGACATACTAATCAAATACAAATTAGTGATGATCTTTGGGTTGAAATGAAATATCCAAATATTGATTCTCTTGCTATACAAGAGGAAACTGTTGAGGATACATTTAAATTAGTGTCTAAATCTATTAAAAAGATCTACAATACAGAAGATGTGTGGGATTCATCTACTACAACAGAAGGTGAATTTATGACATTTATTGAATCAATGAATAGTAAGCAATTTGCTAAAATTCAAGAGTTCTTTACTACCATGCCTTCATTGAAACATACCGTTAAAATAATAAATCCTAATACAAAGGTAAAAAGCGAGTACACAATTGAGGGATTATCCAATTTTTTCATATAGCCCTCTTCCATACCTCACTTGAGACCCATATAAGAATCAATTTTGGTATGATGCAACATCATAAGTATGGTTTTGATGATATCAATAGTATGCTTCCTTGGGAGAGGGACATATACGTTGAATTATTAAGACAACACTTGGAAGAGGAGAAAAAGAAAATCGAGGAACAAAGACAACGTAACCGATGACTGCACTACTGTCAAAGTCAAAAGATGCATCAATGCGAGGTTTTAACAAACTAACGCAATCAATTTTTGATGTCAAGACAGCAGTATTTGGTAAGAAAATGCCAGAAAAGGTAAGTGAGGCAGAAGAACCATCAAATAATATAGTTGATTTTAAAGTATTAAATAAACCATCTTCAACATTAAATACTACTTCTATACTTGTTCATAAACAAGCATTAATGGAGTTTAAATATGAGCGAGACAGATTTGGTGGATTAAAAATAGGTAAACCTTCTCCAATACCTAAATTTGCTTCATCTCCTGAGATGAGAAAAAGATTACAGTTAAAGAAAAGTAAAGATAGTGGTATAGATTTTAGTAGTTTTAGGAATATGATTGATGATCTTTTAAAAAAGATCATGCAGAAGGTTTGGTTTAGAATAAAGAGAGGTATAAAGAGATTAATAGGTAAGAAGGGTATAAAATTTATACGAAGTATAAAGAAGATATTCAGAAAGATTAAGATTAATTTTAAACTGTTCAGAAGATTTGCATTTAAACCTTTTAGACAAGCAAGAAGGTTTGTGAAAAGTTTGCCAAAGAAAGCATGGAATTTGACTAAGAACATAGTAAAGAAAGGTGCTATGTTTGTAAAGAAACGATTTGCAAAGACAGCTGGTAAGAAGTTAGTAAAGCAAAGTGGAAAGAGTATGGTAAAGAATGTAGGTAAGTTTTTATTGAAGAAACTTAAAGTATTTTACAAGGCAGGACCAGGTAAATTTATTACTAAAATTCCTATAATTGGTGCTCTAGTTGATTTTGCTATAAACTATTTTATTTTTAAAGAATCTTTAGGTGCATCAGTCATGAAGGCAGTTGGTGCAGGTCTTGGTACATGGATAGGAGGTATAATAGGTACCAGTGTTGGTACTGCTGCAGGTAGTGTAGTTCCAATTGTTGGTAACTTAATTGGTGCTACTGCTGGTGGTGCTATAGGTTCTCTTCTTGGTGGTATAGTTGGTGATATGTTAGGTGGATTCTTATACAAACTTATTACAGGTGGTAAGGGTGCTAAAGAAGGTGCTAAAGTTAAGAAACCTCAGTTTATACTTGTTGGTGAGGGTGGAGAAGATGAATGGATTGTACCTAAGAGTAGATTAGGATGGTGGGTTGCACCATTAGTAGGAGATATTATTGAAGAATCAGTTGATAAAGAACAACAAGAAAATGCAAAATTAAAGAGAGAAACTGATAAGATTTCTGAGGAAAGTGTTGAAAATGTAGAGCAAACAACAGAGGAATCTAAGACATGGAAACCTGGTAAAATATTCAATCCTGTCATTCAGTTAAGTAAATTATTTGATAAGAAATCAACTAATATAAAGGAAATGATGTCTATCATTTCATCACAAGAACGTATCATTGAGCAATTAAAACCAGCTGATAAACCTGATTCTCCTATCAACACTCCAATTCAAAATCCAGAACCTGCTAGAACTACTCTAAATAATATTGATCCAGATCCAGAACCTGATTATGCTGAAGTGATACCATCTTTATTACAAGCAACAAATACTACAGTGATATCAGAAGAAGGACAAATGTTACCATTCCCAATACCTGTAGGTGTTGATGGTGGATCTTCTGCAGCGTATGCAGTATGGGGACGTAAGGTAGTAGGTAATTAATATGGATTATAAAGATTATAGTAGAAGAGAAATATTAGATAAAGCCGAGTACTATAGAAGTATCGGTAAGAAAGCTGAGCAAAAGAAATTAGAAGATTATGTCAAAGCAATGGACTATGGCACTGATGGATTTGGTGTGCCATATAAGAAATGTAGTGATAGTGAATTAAAGAAATTAATGGATGCAGATCCAGAACCAAATAAACTTCCCACAGCAGCGAAGAGTGATAAGATGGGAGCAATAGATGTTGATGTTGTTACTTCAGAACCTAGTAATGCATTGATGATTGCAGAAACAATACGTCAGAGTCAAATAAAACAGAAAGAAAAGAAACAGCAACCACAACTATCATTACCACCTGCTAAGACACCATTAGCATTACCACCAGCACGTCAACTAGCATTACCACCTGCAAAAGAAGAACCTCCTAAACCTACTCCTGTAGAAGCAGATGAGGATTGGGAAGGTGATCCAATGGATCATCGTGATCTTCCATGGGCTCAAAGAGGTATAGATGATTTAAGAGATCAAATAGATAAAGATCCTAACATACCTTTTGGTGATGATAAGATACCATATGAGGATGATATTACTCAAATTATGAAAGACCGTGATAAGTCAATAGAACAAGATGAGAAAGAAAAAGATGTAATAGAACCTGAGGTATTATTAGATGGTGATCCTAAAGGTGATGCTGCAAAAGAATTACCAACTGCTGATGGTAAAACACAAAGAAGAAAAACTAGAGGTAAGGGTAAAATAGGACTTCCTAAACTTCTTCCAGCTGCAGGTGGAGTAGCAGGTGGTGCAATGATAGGTGGTTTAAAACAAATAGCAAAGAATATAAATGAAGCAAGGCAAGCATTATTTGATTTCTATAAAATTCAAAAAGATAGATTTAAATTAAGAAAGAAACTTGATAAAACAATGCAAACTAAGATGGATGCTCAAAAGGATGAAGCAGCATTAGAGGGAGATCCTAAAGGTGGTGATGAAGGTGTAAAGAAAGATCCTAAAACAGGAGTACCTCAAAAGAAACAAAGTGATCTTGAAAAAGGTTTGATGGCAGCATTTTGGGGTAGTATAGCAACAATGTTCTTCCCATTGTTAATAAAAGGACTTGGAACATTTTTTAATGATCAAGCAGATGAAATAGAAAATACAGAACCTGAAGATCCTGGTACTGAGGAAGAAGAAAAATTAGCTAATGATTTAGAAGATGATACTAAAAAGTTAAATCAAGAAGAAAAACAAGCAAAACAAGGTGAAGAAGGAGAAGAAAGAACTGAAGCACAAAACGAAGAACAAACACAGGTAACAGACGTACAATCTTCTCAAACTCAAGACACTAATCTAGAGTCAAATATTTCTATGATGCAGAGCAATGTCTCTAATCAAGAACAGTCAGAACAAGAAGAAGTACAAGGTTTTGCTGAAGGTGGTAAAGTAACAACTACATCTGCAGCTACTAATAAACCTAAACCACGTGGTGGTGCTGACGGTGTTAAACCTCCAACACCAAATACTAATAAAAGACAATCACTCCAACAGTTAAGAAAGTCAGATCTTTCTGGTAAAGGTGCAAAGGCACTTAGTAAGTTTGTAGCACCTATAAAAAGTGTATTTAAACTACCAAATATTATTGCTAAGAATACATTAAAATTAGGTAAGAAGATCCTAAGTCCAGTAGGTAAATTAGCAGGTACAGCAATTAGTAAACATCCTCTTGCAATGATGGGTAAGGGTATAATGAATATGGTAAAAGGTGACAAGGGTGATAAAGGTGATGGTGGAGATTCTATTAGTCGGACTGGTGATCCTAATTCTAGTTATTTCCATCCTGATGATGGTATTATAAGAGGATATAGTAGTTTAAAGAATTTCAGTTATAGTAATAACTATTCAAATGAAAAAATAGTTAATGGAGAAGTACAAGGGGCAGCACAAATTCCTGTTGTTAAAGAAGCTAAAACAAATAAACTAACAGAAATAGCATCTTCATTTGGTAGTAACATAATGAGTGATATTAAAGAACGTGGTGTTACTGGTGTAATGGGTGGTATTGCTGATGCATTTACTGGTAATTTATTTGATTTTGATGGTAAGAATTTAAAACCAGATCAGATGAAAAATGCTCAGATAGATAAAGGTGAGAGTGTAACTTCTAAAATGATAGCAGCTTTAGATGGTGCAAGATCTGTACAACAACAACAAGTGATGTCTAAGCAAAATTCTGGTACTGGTAAAAAGATGAAAATACCAGCTCGACCTACTTCTAAGTCATCTCCATCATCAATTAATAAGTCATTACAACCTGGATTATGAACATCTCCGATCCATTACAAACCGATAGTTTTGAAATAGAATCTGCCTTTATTCATCCACATGAAGGTCAGAAAGATAAAGTTGCTATAGATGCTGATGCTATAAAACAGTTTGAGTATTCTGAAGGATTAATGCAGAAATATATAACTGTTACTCTTGAGATTGAGGATAGTACTGCTAGTTTATTTGAATCAATTTTTGGTATGGAAGAGATTGAACTTGTTGTATTTGATAAATTTAGTGATAAGAAATTAGAGTTTACAAGAGAATCTGCAAATGGATCTTTATTCATATATGAAGTTCATAGTAAAGATGTAAGTGATACTGTAAAAACATTTGTACTTGAATTGTGTAGAGAAGATGCTTTAAATAATGCAGTTACTAGGATAGGTAAAAAGTATACTTCTATTAGTGCTCAAGAATTAGTAAAAGATGTTATAGAAAAAGAATTAAAATCAAAGAAACCTATTGCTTTAGAAAATATATCAGATAGTTATAACAAGATAACATTTATACCACCAAACTCAAAACCATATGAAGTATTGGTTTGGACAAGAAATAAATTTATATCTGTAGATCAAAAATCAACTAAAACTGGTGGTGCTAATTGCAGTGCAGGTTATTTCTTCTGGGAAGGATATGATACATATAATTTCCAATCATTTGATTCTCTTGCACAGCAAAAACAAAAAGCAGCAGCATATAGTACTGGAGATGGATCTGGAGGAATGGATGAAGCATTTAGATTACAAGGAATAAATTTTCCTAAAACATTAAATATAATGGAGAATTTTGATCAAGGATTTTACTCTGGAGAAATAGATTTCTTTGATATTACTGACTGTGAGGTGGATACTTATCGGTATAATATCAAGGATAATTATGCAAAATGGGAGAAAGTTGCTGCACAAAAGGACTTACCTGTTCTATATAAAGAGGCACTGTCAGACGTATCAACACGTACAATGACAGTTGCATACACTAAAGATTTGTTTTTAGGGTCTAATGAGGACAACACTAACGATAAGTTAATGTTCCTTGAGACCGTTGGACAAGCGGTTAGTAGATTTGGTGTTTTCACTAGTCAAGTTCTAACTGCCAGTTGTATGTCAAACTTAGAACTACGTGCTGGTAACATAATCTCAATAGAGATATATGGTGCAGACGGTGAGGTTGACAAGAACCAATCTGGACGTTACATTTTATTCGAGTTGCGTCATATTGGAACTGGTGCTAATATGAGAACAAATCTCACACTCGTACGAGATTCTTTCGGAGTTTAAACAATTATGAAAAGTATAGAAGACCACATTCAACATGATAAAGAGATCGTTAACGATCCACTAGCAAATCCTGCTGCAAGAAGACATGCAAAAGAAGAGTTGCATGATCTTGAGGAATATGCAGAACATCACAAAGAAGAAATTAAAGCAGGTGATCATCATGATCCTAATGCTTTAGAATTATTCTGCGATATGCACCCTGATGAACCTGAGTGCTTGGTATACGATGATTGATGGCAGTTGCTAATACACTAGAATCTAATTATTGGTTTGGAGCACAAGGCAATCGTCTTTGGGTTGGTCAAGTCGAGGGTGATGGTGCCATTGATGTAGATCATGAAGATCTTGTTGATAAGCAAGAAAATAACAGAGTTAAAGTAAGGATCATGGGTTATCATGCTCGTGATCGACAAACTTTACCACCTAAGGATTTACCTTGGGCAACTGTTATGATGCCAACAAGTAGTCCACAATGGCACAAAAGTCAAGGTGCTGTTCATGGACTAGGAATTGGTGCATGGGTTATTGGTACATTTATGGATGGAGAGAGTGCTCAACAACCTTTGGTTTTTGGGTCTCTTGGTGTGGTTGAAAAAGGTAACACGTATGCTGATGTAGCAGGTAATTTAGGATTAAGTAATAACTATGAACCAACACGTGCAGACACTGCTGCTAATAATA